ATAGGGTTTTGAAGCCGGGAGGACATCTTTTATCTTTTGGTGGGACAAGAACATATCATCGTATGGTTGTGAATATAGAGGATGGTGGATTTGAGATTAGAGACCAGATTATGTGGTTGTATGGAAGTGGCTTTCCTAAAATCACATAATATAGGTAAGGCTGTTGATAAATTCGGTGGTAACAATCTATTATCAACAGAGATAGGTTCAAAGTTGAAAGAAGCAAGAACATCATGAGGTTTAACATTAAAACAAGCAGATGAACTTTTCTGCAATGGAACATCTAACTATAATTGGTTAGAAGGTAGAAGCGACGGACAAAGAATACCTAATCAAGAATTATTTGATAAGATAGTGATGGAGTGGCCTGAATTAAAAGATTTAAGAGATAAAGTGATGGCAACTGAAAGAGAATTACTTGGTATAGAAATTACTAATAAAAGTGTAATGAAAAAAATAGGAGATAAAAATTATTCAGGTGAGTATGAAAGAACAAAAGGTCAATCTGAATGGGAAGGTTGGGGAACTGCATTAAAACCGGCAAATGAACCAATCTGTGTTGCGAGAAAACCTTTAAGTGAAAAATCAGTTGCTGAAAATGTTTTGAAGTGGGGAACTGGTGGTATTAATGTTGATGGTTGTAGAGTTGGAACTGATGATTATATTGGTAGAAAGGGTAATGATAATGATTTAGGTGTTGGTATATTGGCTCAATTTGATGGTAGAAAAACACCACCACAGAGAAAAGCAGTTGATAAAGAAGGACACGAAGAAGGTAGATTTCCAGCCAACATCATATTAGAGTGTATATGTGATGAGGTGATAAAAGGTGATAAAGGTGAGGTAAAGAAGAGTGGTTTTAGTATTGGTGGTAAAAGTGAAAATAGTGTTGGGTTAAATGGTATAAAAAACGCACCTGATAATTATGGTGACAAAGGTGATATACACACTAATCCGAATTGTCCGTGTAGATTGTTGGATGAACAGAGTGGTTCTGGTGCCTCACGATTTTTCTATAATGCGAAAGTTTCAAAGAAGGAGAGAAATATGGGATTAAAAGAAGGTGAGAAATCAACTCATCCAACCGTAAAACCAATTAACTTAATGACTTATTTATGTAGATTGATTACACCTAAAACGGAATAATTTTAGACCCCTATATGGGTTCTGGCTCAACTGGTATATCTGCCCTTTTAGAAGGATTTAGATTTGTTGGTATGGAGATGGATGAGGACTATATTAAGATTGCTGAAGCGAGAATTGAAAATTATGAAAAATATAGAGAATTATTGAAATGAAAAAAAAACCAAGCAACCAAAGAAGACCTTATTAAATCAATTGAAAGATTAGATGAAATAAGACAAAGGATTATGAACGGTGAAACCTTAATACAAATAATTAGAAAAGAAAAAATAAAGTATCTGTTAAATGAAACGAGCGAATGATTGTATATTAGAAAATAGCTTAAAGTTTAAGATATATGGAGAATGTTATTCAGCCGAAGACATCTATATACAGAACCAAGAAACACTCTCTATTGTATCCGATTTGATTGGCCGTATAAAGACATTAGAAAAACTAATTGAACCTCCCAGAACCGTTTATAGAACGATTTGGGTTGATAAAAAAGTAATGGCATACTTTATAGAGCAACCACCTTTGAAAAGAAACCAAGACCAGGTTGGATTGAATTAGGATACGATGGTTGGTATTATCAAGATAGAAGGTTTGGACGATACTATACACGATTTGAAATTAACCCATATACAAGATACTGGGGAAAAAAGTATTGGGTATTCAATGAGGGTGAGTTTAAGAAAAGATTTCAACCTGCGTTTGTTAGAAAATCAACCATTCATATATCTATGGCTGAATGGTATAAAAGAATAAAAAAATAGATAGAATATGAACGAGGTTAAACAAAAATGGCGAGAAATACTCATACGAGATTTGAACGAATATAAACTGATAAGAGCAAATATAATTTGTTTGATTGGACATCAACTATCACCAATAGAATTAGATGTTATATTTCTTGATACGATTGATTTATTACAAGATATGAATGTAATTGAGATAAAAACATTTATGGACTATATTGATGGAGCACTTGATGAAATGGGTGAAGATTGTTTAGAAATGGAACTATATGAAAGTTGCGCCAATATACGAGATTTCAAAAAAATGTTATTTAACTAAAATGTTTATTATCATTATTTAACGCAAAATTGATTGAATGTAATCTCATCCAATCCTTTTCCTTATTTAATAAAAACCTTCTAAAACCACTCTCTAACGACTTTCCTTTCAGTCCTGATACTTTCTTATATTCTGTAAGAGAAACTCTCTCTAAGACTTTTCAAATTAAGTTTTTCAACTCCATATTGATTAAACTTTTCTTGTAATTTTGGACTACTATGTTTTTGTAAAATTAAATCGTTGTAATGGCTTTGAAAACGACTAAATATATTGACTGACATACCGATATAATAATAATCATCAATTTCAATTTTATAGATACCAGCACATTTAATCTTCACCAAGGTTTTGTATATCCTTTTTTAATGATGTTACTTGAAACACCATTTCTTTGAATGATTGGATAAATGTTTTACCCTTTATCTTTTGCCAGTTCTCATCTAAACTAACTCCTTCTATGAATATAAGCGTCATAGCAATCAACTTTGTAAAAAGAAGTGGTATATCAAATACAAGCCCAATAAACTCACCTAATAAGAAAACATCAACTAAATAGCCTGTCATAACTGCTCCTTGATAAAGAAACATTTTGGGTATCATTGCTGATAATTTATGTGATGTTATTTTTTCTCCTTGTCTTTTACAAGCCCATATACCAAGTATAGTATCAAGACAAATGAATAACCCCACCAAAAGAAGAAGGGGAACAACCGGGATGAAAAATGATAAAATTGATACAATAAACGCAATAACATATTCTTTCATAATTAATAATTTTTTTTTACCAATTAAGGTTCCAACTATCCCATCTTGTTTTTCTGGTGTATCTATAATCCTATTTTTGGAATATACATTCCGCCAAAATAAATAATTTTCACTTGTTGGATACTTGTCCTCATAACCTGATATACCTTCATAGTATTGTGGATATAGATTGAAATTGTCTTTAAGATAATCTGTAATTCTTTGTGAATAGTATTCGGCCCTTTAATCACTTATATTTGATTTCAAATAATTTACCTCATATTGTTCACTTGGATTTGAATTGTCCGAGTTCTGTTTTGATACGGCTTTATTTGTCATCTTATAGTTAGCCCATAGAATATACTGATAAATTACCCAATACATTAGTGCTGGTTGAATATATTCTCTCAATAGTATCAATTCATCGCTATTAAGGTTTGAGTTGATTATACCTTCTTTTAATCGTTTGAATAGTTTAGTTCCCAATACTCTTTCAAGGTTCAAATCCTGTGCTGGTTGAATAAATGTTTTTAATTCATCATCACTGACATAACCCAATACTGGTGAGTTATCTTTAATATACTTTGTTGTTATGAATGCTGCGTTTGCCATATTTATTGATTAATTTTGTGGTAATTGATTTCCTTCAATCCTTGAAAAATTGATTTCATATTTTCTAATTGTCATTTCCTCTGGAACCTGATTAATTCTTGCCAACCTTGTTGTAAACAATTCTTCAATAAATCTTTGTTTATAATTTACATATGTTGATTGAAAGATTTCCAATCCCTCCAACATCTCATCTTTTACTACCAAGTTTGCCTGGAACTGATACACCGAATAATTCAGGATTTGTAACCTCATTTGCCGTGAATATATTCTGTTTAATCAAGTCATTTAATTGAGTATATCTTGCGTCTGTGTCTTGAAGTGGTATTGGTGTTAAACGAGGTTCTTGTTCTTTTCCATTTGAAAATGTTAATATAAACTTACCAGCATTGAATGTCCCAGTATATTTGTCTTCAATTTCTTTATAGGCTCTTTTAATTTCATCCATAGAAGGAACGCCTGTTGCGAAGTTCAATAAGAAGCCAGCGTTGAAACCATTTTGTATAGATGCTCTATGAAAGTTTGAGATTTCCCATTCAGCAAGTATCCAATTTATAGATGAATAATACATCGGTATAGGATAGAACATACGAGAACCTGGTTGATACTCACATTTGTATAGTATTTGGCTCTTATTTTCCTTATATTTTTGAGAAAATCCTTGATACTTTTTAGGTTTATTTTTACGAGTGTTGGTCCAATCGCCGGAAATCCAATAATAATCAGGTCCATCGGTCTTATAATTGTTCTTATCCACTCTAACACTTTCAAAAAGGTATATGTTCAATTGCGGCAATCTTTTCACCCGTTTTACTCCATATAACATTGAGAGCAAATCCTCCGTGTATTTCAAGGTCAAAGCCAATCTTTCTTAAAATCTCATTCAAATCATCATTTGAATACTTGTTGTTGAAAAACTCTTTGAATTGAACAGATTGTCCTTCTAACCAACCTTCACCGAAAACCATTTTTTGTTTTCTATTGATGATAGTTTTGTGCGTAATTGATTTCATATGATAAGTATCAACCAAGAATTGTGGGAACTCATTTGTTGGACCATATGTAATCCACTCGTTCCTGCCTGTTTCACCGAACTCTGGAACATCAATTTTAGTATTTAGATTGATTATTCTAAACTCAAAGTTTTTTATTTCTTTTTCTTCCATATCTTATTTAATTTTTATTCAAAATATATTGTCAAATCACTATCTGATTGAGTAAATGATATAACTTGTGGTAAAACCTCACCATCCACTATCATTTCACCATCCCATAACAAGGAAGCGGATGCTATATTCAAGTCATTAAACTCTGTTTGATATACATTTAGAAAGTATTTACCAGGGTCCAAATCAAATCTACTCTGTGTTGATGAGAACGAAACACCATTAACAAAATCAAATAGGTTATATGATAATGGTGATGGTGATATATCATCACCCGTAAAAATCAATTTTTTGATTTGCTGTTTTTGATTTTATTGTTTCAAAAATATATGATGGTGCTGTAAACTTAGCAACCTTATCCAATCTAAACACAACTGAAGTTGTTCCTGTTTCGTTAATTATTTTCATACAAATAAATATAAAATCTTGTATTTTTGTTTTTGTTTGATAAAAATGATGGATTTTATATATATAATAAAGACAATTAAAGATATGGAAATATGGAAAGAAATAGAAAATGGTATTCAAGTATCAAACTATGGTAGAGTTAAAAATGATAAAGGATTTTTTAAGATTTATAGAACAGCAAAAGACATAATGATTGTTAAAGATTGGTGATAAAATCACATCAATTGAATAAGATAGTTGCTAAATAACTTTGTTGAAAATCCAAATGAATATAACCATGTATATCACATTGATGGTGATAAAACCAATTGTGAGGCTGATAATCTTAAATGGGTTTCATATAAAGAAGGTTTCAAATTAAGAAATATGGACTTTGATAAAAAGGCTAAGTCAATACTTGCTTTCAAAGATAATATGTTGGTAGGTAAGTTCTATTCAATACGCGAAGCGGCTCAAAAAATTGAATGTGGCTCAACCGAATATAACGGCTCAATTGAAAGGTAGAGTAAAAACGGTAAAAGGTTATACTTTTGAACGAATATAATTTGGTGGTTTTAGTTTTTTGTCCTTATATTTGATGTATCAATTAACAATAAAAAAATGATAATGGAAAAAATTAAACAAAACCTTCAAGGATGGCACTTACCGGAGTATTCAATAGATTTCACGCATAGAAAAATACTAATCTGTGAAATACATAATTTGATTTCTACTGATGATAATTACTTAGAGCTACCTAAAAAGTTAGATG